TATATAACTAAGATAGAATATATAATACTAATATTACATATATACATTAATTACTACTTATATATAAATCACTTATGTTAAATGTACCAATGGAATATGACATTGATGAGCACACAAACCCGATCCATTAACTACGTTAGATGCATTAATGCCATGCACCCAATGACAACCATGACAATCCCTTCGGGATTATCCACACTAACCAGGACTGAGGAGGAAATAATAATATTGTTAGATATTGACAATCCATCACATCCATGTTATAATATGCGAATAATGGAACTGTACCATTCTACTCAACCATTCATAGGAGGGTTTATGGCTAAGAAAGGTAAGAAGCAGGAGGAAACTCATGGTGATCTATTCTATGAGTTCTTCCACAAAGGGAAGAAAGTAGCAGAGATTACAATAGATGACAACAATAACGTATGGTTTCACTACATCTATGGAGAGCCTGGAGTTAGGTGGATTCGCGTCAGGTCTATTGAATATGCTATGGAGTTGACCAAGTTGTGGAAAGGTGAAATTCCTAACTGGGATCGTTAACACTCAACCAATTGGAGAATATTATGAAATCTTCTCGTCATGCTCGAAAGAACACCTTCACGCCTCTTGAGGCAATGTCCACCGAAGCCATCTGCCTCGGAGTTTTGTGGAGCCTTGGGGCAGGCGCAGTCGTGGGCCTCCTCATCTACTTGGATCACGGATAGTGATCACCCGACTGCTACCTCTCCCACTTACTTTCCACACAGTGGGAGTGGTTGCTATATTACAATTTGGAACGTAGCAAATGGGCCTAGGTCCACCGTCCCACAGGGCAGACCAAAGGTCTAACATCACTAACATTTGGAGACACTATGACTATTCAAATTGATGGAGTTTTAGAAATAGATCAGGAACGTGGAGTAATATATTTCCACTCAATCCAAACAGGACACTCTCCCTTACGTATTTGCTCTCTACCTACTCCCATACCTAATCCTTCGGAGTATAGCAAGGCTCTTGACATCACTCACATGCATGGATGTAGTTGGGGAAATACTAAACCTGAAATACTGTAATAATCTCAGGGCATCAGCCCTAACTAATGGGCCTCTCTACAAACCTGAATCACTAATGTGATGAGGCCCACAACTAACAATATTGGAGGTATTATGCCAGTAGAATTAAAAAATCTGACTGTAGGCTGTAGTGTACATTACCAACCTGAACATTATGGCCCTAATAAATTCGAGAATGGAGTTGTCAAGGAGATTCGTCCAGATATTCAGGACTCCGTCTGGGTTGTATATAACTGTAACCATGAATGGCATAGGTATCAAGACTACACCTCTGCTAAGACTAACCTTAGAGACTTAAATCTAGGCTGGAGACATAATGAGTAAACTCGACCAAGTTCACACTAGAAAAGCAACCCTTGCCATCTCAACCCGTGCTGACATGAGGCACCTGGCGACTCTAGTCGCATTTTGGCGCAAGGCGGGGGAATCACCACGTTCAATATCTGAGTTAGCCAGACTCTCCTTAGAGTCATTCGCCGAGATGTTAGTCACCTCACATATGGTAGACTTTGTTGACTCCCAAGAGGCTGCCTCCGAACTCCTGGCCACAACTGGCCTAATGACCCAAGGTGTCCAACGTACTAACGTCCTCAAGGCCCTCGCTAAGGAGGGTAAGATTAACCCTAACTCCCTTCAGACATTCTTGGATCCCGTAGAGAAGGTCAAACTTCACTCAAAAGGAAGGAAGGATGCAGCCGTAGGTAATGATTCACCTGAACTCCTTCAGGCCCAGGCTCTCCTTAATGAGAGACTCTTAAAGGAACTCGGCGGGAGGATTGAAGATGAGACCAGTCGTACTCAGGGAATGTTCGAAGCACTGGGAGAAATACCACCTATAGAATAACAAAGGAGATTATTATGCACATACTTAAGTACAGAGAAGGAGATTTGGTAAAGATAGTCCATGATAAGATAGATCATGAGATTCCAATTGGAACTATTTGTAGAATAGAACATGCAACTCATGAAAGTAGATATGGATTGTACAGTAGGAATTGGCAAGAATATCGTGTATCATACACTCCAAAAGGAGGAGATGATATTAGGTACAGATGGACTACAGAAATTGATATAAAACCAGTCCCATGAAATGGGAGAAGGAGAAAGAAATCATGAGTTCTAAACCCCAGCACGTTAGTGCTTCACTGACTGCCCTCCAAGAAGATTTGGCCACCCAGCTCTTCGGAATCCCTCTATCCAAAGCCCTAGAGATCGGCGTGTGCATCAACTGCAAGAAACTAGCCGAACCTCGCTGCTACTCTCCTGCTGGCCGAAGGAAGTATTCCATCAGTGGATTGTGCGAACTCTGTTTTGATGAAATAACTGGCTAATGCCATCATAGGTGGCACTAATGTGCCAAGCCTAAGAACACTCTCCCTCACTAAGGGCACTGGAGAAATTATATGAAAAATCTATCTCGTTATATACCTACTAAAGAATGGGATCTGGTAATAATGGAAGAAGATCCTACTGGAGAGTATGTAAAATTATCTGATGTAGAAGCACTATTTAACTCTCCCGATGCTACTTTCGTATACCTATCTCCAGATGTGCAATCTCTTACACATTTTAAATCTCCTGAATCCTTACATCAGGGAGACTCATTTGTGTGCTTTAAGAAGTAATTTAATTATATAGGATTTAAGAACACTCGCTGCCAGCGGCAGCATTGGAGCCCACCATGTCACAAGAAAGAGAAGAGAGAACTAGTACTAAAGAGTATGCCTCACTGTCTGAGGCCTGCCCCACCTCCTTGCCACCTCTACCTAGCACCTCCCCAGTAGAAGAGGTTGCTATATTACAAAATGTAACAAAGCAATCCATTAATAAGATGGCCAAACTCTCCACACTCCGCTCTGCTTTGGCCTCAGTACGGGCCTCCCTCACTGACTCCCTGTGTTGGGAGAGGCAGCTTGAGGCCGAACTGGTGGAAGCCAAAGCCGAGAGAAAGAAGTGGAGTGAACTCCAGACTGCCATTATCATTAGGCAGGCAGAACTCTCAGGATTGGTCAAGAGAGTCCCCAAACACACTTCCACCACTCAACCTACGTACACTAGAAGTTCCATGCCCAAAGCTGATCAAATGAAGGAAGTTCTAGCCTCCCTCAACAAAGACGAGAGGGCTGCCTTCATCGAGGAACTTCTCTCTTCCATTACCTGTAAGTGTCAACCCTCAGAACCCTCTGGCTTACCTAAAGGACTCTAATTATGAAAATCAAACAAATTACTTCTCAGACCCGTCGAGACTTCTATGCCATCTATATCTGCGAGCACTGTCAAGCTGAGGAGAAATCCTACGGTTACGACGATGCCAACTTCCACAATAATGTAATACCTAACATGATATGTAAGAAATGCGGAGAGAAGTCTCCACCTAACTATTCTCCACAATCTACTAAGTATCCCGAGGGGATGGTGATTTAGTATGTACTACACTATTCAAAATAATAGAGTTTCTTTCCACCCTACCCAGGTAAAGAACTCAATCCCAGTGCCTAATGGCACTGCTTACTACAGTCTCTCCTATCGCTACCCTAGCATAGTGGAAGTGATGTGGCACTCTCAACTATGGCCCCGTCTCACTCATCTCATCAAACCTATTCCAGTGGAGGAAATATGTACGAAGATACTTTAATAGAACTGAAAGAATCTGATATAAGTGTTATAGGAAGAGTAGTTAGTTACGAACCTGAGATAGGACTTACTATAGTAAACTCCGAAGACTCAGAAGACTATTTAGTATGTCTAACTGGTCCTAAATCTCCTATAGCATTAAAAAGCAAGAGGGGAGAGTATGATGAAGAAGAGGCTAGAAACTTCAAACTAATATCATCCCGCATAATACGTTGTATAGAAATGGGGTTACCTCTATTATATGAGGAACTAACTGATGAAGTTTCTTATGGGGATAATCCTACATCGGAAGATTGTACCTTTAATCAATAGGACAACTTATGACCCTACTCATTCTCTATGCAACTCTCACCCACGGAGATCTACTATGCCTACTTATCACTTTATAGCCAAAGTCCCACTCACTGCCTATACAATAATTGAGGCAGAAACTGAGGAAGAGGCCACATTAGTGGCTAACTCAGAAGATAGAGAACTCACTATGCAATTTGATGATGAGACAGCCAAGTACTTAATGCAAACTAGGTGGGTAATTCGAGAAATTGACGAAGGTCCTCAAGACATTGAACTCGATCCCCACAAACCTACCACCCTATAAGGAGATCTACTATGTCTACAATAGTAATTAATAAATGTGATAAGTGTGGAAATGAGTTCAAATCTACTGAACTTTTTAAGGTTGGAGTATTTGCCTACCCATTTACTGGCAGCATTAATACCTACTCTCCTCATGTAACAAAAGATCACGTAATGGACATATGTCGTCCCTGTATCAATTCTTACGGAATCTTTGTTGCTGAACGTGATAGACTTCCTGATTCATCTCCTCCCACTCTGGAAGATATTATCATAGATATAGTAACCCAAACTGTGGAGGATTTGAAGTAACTGGGACGCAGTCCCAATAAAATAATTTCATTAGTTGTTGACATACCCAATCAACATGGTATAATGGCCATTCAATCGGAGCACATCGGGGCTCCATACATCGGGCATCTAGCCCACAAATAACATGGGAATTCAACCGGAGGTAACATCATGGCAATGGAAGCAATCTCAGCTCGGTATCAGGTGAAGGACGAGAATGGAAATGCAGTCTTGGACGGTGAAGGTAAGGCCGTGTGGCAGGAGTGTCAGGTAGACTATGATCTCGGTGATTCGATAGAAGCTGCCTCCGAGAAATTCGGCTCTGACGTGGTCTTTAGCCAATTCAAGGCTAATGCCAGGGTAGTTATTCAGGGCATTATCCGTGCTAAGTTGAAGGCCGGCCTCTCTGCTGAAAAGATCCAGGAGTTCATCAGCACCTACGTATTGGGAGTAGCCGTAGAGAAAACTCAGGTCGACCCCGTTCAGGCCGTCAAGGCAGCCTTCGCCACTTGGACCCCCGAGAAGCAGAAGGAATATTTGAGGGAGCTTGGTGTAGCCGTCGATTAATTCTAAGACTTACCCTGGGAGTAAATAATCCTCATCCTTGCATCCCGCAGGGATGGGGATTTTTCTCCACCAGATTGCCACAAATTAATATCAACCATATTAGGAGGCCCTTCATGCCTGAATATAAAAGTGTATATTTTGCTCCTGATGGAACTTGGTTCTTCACTCGTAAGGAGTGTGAAGACTACGAACTTCACAAAGAGGTAGTAGACTTTGTCTTTACAGATTTCTCCTGCTCAGCCACTAGAAAAGAAATAGAACAGGTAGTATCAATCATACTTAGCCGTTACAAAGTAGAACAGCGATACGATTGGAAAGATCCTGAAGAATTAGAAGATAAATAACATACCTTGGCCCCTTAGGGCCACTGGAGTCCCCCCCTATGACAACTCAACTGGAATTCCTCTCCGAACTTACCTCAATGCTTAGTGAGGCCCCACCTTCTCACGGCATCCTTGGAATTTACTTAGTCAACCACCCCAAACAGATTCACATGGAAGAAGGTCCCTTCCTCCGTCTCTTCCCCTCCTACAAAGAGGAAGTATGGGACCATGGCACTTACTCTTCCAAACTAGTCATAACTATGAATGGTATGGAGGTGTTCTGCCTCTCCAACATGATTAGAATTTCAGGAGAAGTGAAGGAGGGCCACTAATGTCCAATCCACGCTCAGGAATTCAGTTAGCTTACCCTTTCGAGGAACGCCGCCTACTCAATCAAGGGCGCTTCTCCCTCCGCTGGTCCCCACCTTACATCCTTCAGCCCAAGCTGAATGGTGAGAGATGCCGTCTGATTCACGAGGGAGATAGGTGCCTGCTGCTGAGCAGCACTGAGGAGATAATCAGCAGCGTCCCTCACATCAATGAGGCCGGACTCCTTCTTCCTCAAGGTGAGTTCGATGGTGAACTATATGTCCATGGCTGGACCTGGGCTGAAATTCACTCAGTAGTGTCGACCACGTCGACGATGCACCCTAACTATGGAGCTATGCAACTTCACCTGTTTGACATAATCACTGAGGGAAGCCAAATCAATCGTCTCATCCAGTTGAATCAAAGGTTCAGGTCTAATGGCCTTCCTCCATGCCTCCAGTTAGTGGCCCCACACATGGCTAACACCCTTGAAGAGGTCTACCAAATTTACGAGAAGTTCATTGGCCTGGGCTATGAGGGCTTCATCATTAGGCATGTAGATGCAACTTATCTTCGCAGGAGAAGTCCTGCCATGATGAAGTTCAAACCTAAGGCCAAAGACGAGTACCTTATCACTGGAGTCTATGAAGCCATTTCCCAGGATGGAAAAGGTAAGGGCATGATCGGTGGCTTCAACTGCATCGACGACATGGGGACTCCCTTCTCAGTGGGCGCCGGCAAACTCACCCATGATTATAGAATTAAGTTGTGGGAAGTATGGAATGATGCCCCTCAGTACATTATAGATTCCTACCTCGAAGTGGAGTACCAAACCATGTCTGATAAGAAACGAGTGCCACTTTTCTCCAGAGCCGTGAGGATAATATGACAACTACAAATTCTTACAATGAATTTAATCCATCCATACCTATTAACCTATTACCTTGCCCATTCTGTGGAGGGCCTGCAAGTAGAAAAATCACTCATGATATTCTAACAGTCGGCTGTGACTCATGCCTTATTAGTTTTGCAAATCATGTACGATTTGGATGTAGGGCTGACACAGAATGGAATACAAGGCAAGATAACACTTGAATCATCTAACCCTGCCTCAGCAGGAGGCATTTGCTACATTACATTTTGTAACATAGCAACCAAGGAGACCCTATGAACCCAAATGAGATAAATAGTAAGTGGGAAGGTGAACGTGCGCAGTGGGACTCATTTCAAGAAAAGTATATAAATAGAACCATAGTCTCAATGAATGATAAAATTCTCAAGATGGAAATCATAGATGGTAAAGGTGGTCCAGTACTTCAATTCATAGGAGGCCCCACTGGCTACGAATCTTACTACATTAAAGATCTCCTTCAAACTCCTAGGTCAGAGAGAACTTCTTTCTGCATCTGCGGAGGAACTGTAAACAGTTGGCCACGATGTGAAGTACCCTGGTCAGATGTACTAGACTTCCTCAAATCTCAAGGGTATTCAAATGACTAAAGTCTTCATCCCTAACAAAAGCTATCATGACTTCTCAGAGGCCACACGCTTCGGGGAATTGATCTACCTCACCGCGGGAAAGATCAGCATCTTGAGTATAGGCCGCATGTATCGGACTTTCATGCCAGTCATCCAAGCCTCCTCCAAAGAGGACTACATCCTGGTTAGTGGTCCCTCAGTCATGACCTCGATCTTGTGCAGCATGTTCTCCATAAAGCATGGAGTACTCAATCTCCTCATTTATCAAATCGGAGGGGACAACAAGGGCCATTACAAACAAAGGAGGATCTCTTTTGAAGAACTCACCCAAAAAGCAGCCCTCATTAGCGAAGAGTAGGGCTTGGACTAAATTCCTCATCCTCGGCGTGGAGGCCTCCCTAACTAACCTCACCAATCGTGAGTGCCTCTCTCCTAGTGAAAAGTGCAACATAGATCAGGCCCTCTCCATTATCCGCAGGATAACTAATAATTGGGCCTTAGCCAAGGAACTTCAACTTCTGGAGAAAAGTTATGTGGATCACAACATATTATAAAAGAGATTGGTTAATATTAGTATTAGAGGGAAGGTCTAATCCAATTCTAGTTAATAAGTCTCAAGTGGTATGTATAGCTCCTATGGAGGGTAATGAATTAAAATCAATAGTTACACTTCTTGATAATGATCATTTAGTTATAAATCAACCTACAGGTTCTATTGAAGAGCAACTATAAGGAGAAGGTATGACAAACCGTCAATTCAAGAAGATCCTTGCCATGCACCGGGAAGGAATATCGAGTGAAATCTGCATAGCAGCCATCATCGAACTATGCCCTCTGATCCCATCCGTGATAGTGGCTCAGTGGATACTTAGATTTATTGATGAATCCTATAATCCTATAATTAAAGTAGGTACTACGGAGGTTAAGTAATGACTTCTAAATCTTTTCCATATGATATAATACCTCTAGAAGAGGGTTGGAAAGAGAGCTCTATATATTTAGTAGAAGTATGTTTCAGCTCAAATAATCCAATTCATGCAGCCCTATTCTACTCTGGATTTCTGCGTAATGGAAAACCCGGTAATTATAATCAGCTATGGAATCCTAGTTGGGATCGTACATTTAATATCAATCAAATATATTACTTAAGAGTTATTAAAAATCTTGGAAATGTATTTGAGGATATACCTAATCTTAATAAGTTATTAAAGGAGACTAAATGACCTTACCCATACCCTACCACCCGTCTCAGGAAGTACTAGACTCCACCAAAGTACAAGCATATCAGAGTTGCCCAAGAATGTTTTTCTATGAGTACATGCTTGGCTGGAGGTCGGCACGTCCTAATAACCACTTGCACTTTGGAAAGGCAGTACACATCGCCCTGGAACACATTATCCTCCATGGTTATAGAGTGGAAGCTGTGATGGAAGCTCTGGAGATGTTCAATCAGGAGTACCGAGCCTTCTTCCCCGAAGAGACTGATGTCATTTATAGTCCGAAGACTCCTACTCGTTTCTTCGACATGCTCATCCAGTACCTTAAAACTTACCCTGATGATCTCACCCGTTACGAAGTCTACAAGACTGAGTTTGGAGGCACTGTCTCCTTGTCAGAGAAGCATAAGTTAGCATTTAAGATGGACACCGTACTCATTGATCGCGAAACGGGTCTCTACTGCTCCCTTGAGCACAAAACCAAAGGTGGAAATTACATAGGAGATAATTATTACTATGAGCATATGATGGGCATCCAAGTAGGGACTTACACCCACGTATTGAATTGCCTAGTCCCACCCAACAAGGTAAGTGGTGTCATTATCAATTGCCTATGTATGAAGAAGACCAAGAAGCCCGAATACATTCTCCAACGCTTTCCGATTATGCTCTCCAACATCCAGATGTATAAGTGGCTCGAGAACACCAAGGCTTGGATGGATAAGATCTATCGTGATAAGGAGGAACTTGAGGCCTCGTCACCTAGTGACGACATTATGAAGTGCTTCGTAATGAATGGTAGAAGTTGTACGAACTGGGGCCGCACTTGCATCTATCTGGATATGTGCACCAGTCATGCCAACCCTCTTCAACATATCGACAGGATGCCTACTGACCTTGAAGTCTCCCACTGGAATCCGTTGGAAGAAGAGTTGCGTGAGATATTGACCCTTTAGGAGAACATTACGGCTAAATCTTTTATAGTATACAAAGAAGATGACAGTAATGAATCTTATTGCTTCTCTTGTGCAATTAGAAAAACTTTACTGTTTCCAGAGCTTCGTATTCATATAGAAACTATTGCTTATAAATACACAAAGTGTGATATATGTAGCAAATTCATATATGACATTATAGAAATCTAACCCAAATAACACTAACCTAGCGAGGCCGACTATGTCTGCTGAAGAATACATATCTCTCCAATATGGAGGTGTAAATTCTAATGATATGTTAGATATGTATGGAAGTGAGGAAGTACCTACATATACCCCATCACGTAACAGTAACTATAATAAAAAGAAGGAGACTTCCATGTCCGAAATCAACCACCATCTCGACCCCACTGATGCCATTGCCCTCTATAAGGGCCAGAAGTCTATGCTTATCCTGATCATTGCCAAGTCTGGACGAGGGAAATCTACTGCTATACGTAACCTCGATCCTAAAGAAACCTTCCTAATCAACATTCTTGGAAAGCCGCTGCCCTTCCCCAAGGGTGGCCAGTACCAAGAGAAGGACAACATGCTAGTTTCCACCGATGCGGCGAAGATCCGCACTACCATGATGGAAGTCTCTCGCAACGAGAAGTGGAAGAACCTCGTTATTGACGACGGTCACTACGTCATGGCCACTGAGTTCATGATGAAGGCCCTTGAGAAAGGCTACGAGAAGTTTACCATGATGGCTAAGAATATCTTTGAGATCATTCTCCTCACTACAAAGCTCCGCCCGGGGTTGAAGGTGTTCTTCCTCACCCACGAAGAGGACACCGGAACTGAGCGCAAAATGAAGACTCTGGGCAAACTCCTTGATGATAAGGTGACCTTGGAGGGACTCTCCTCAATAGTCCTCTTTGGTGAAGTCTTCTCTGAAAATGATAAACAAATGTATTACTTCGCTACCCAAAGTAATGGCTACACCACTGCCAAGAGTCCGTATGACATGTTCCCTAATCGAATCCCTAATGATCTGGAATTAGTGTCCAAGCGTATAGACGAGTACTATTCAGGAGTTGACCTGAAGGACTCAAAATGTGATTTCACCCTATAGGAGGATAGTATGTCAATAGAAGTTGAACTTAAATGTAATGATTGCAGAAGTATATTGACATATACTATAAAATATGATCACTCATGGGTAACTTTAGACGTAGAGCCTTGCGCTGTATGTGGTAAGGAAATTCGTCAAGAGGGTTATGATGAGGGATACAGGCAAGCGGAGGATGAAGCTCCGTATATAGAATAGTTAATCATTAACTGTAGGAGGTAGTATGACCTTTAGAGTAACATTGCCAGATGATCCTGATCTACCCTTAAAAGATGAGGACAAACACCAGACAGATACTAAGGAACTTCAAAAATCTATAGCAGATGCTTTCGATAATAGATCTGAGCCTGGGTATGCTCCTGTAAACTCTCCATCTCTTGAAGAAATCTTCAGGGATGCTATTCCCCAATTAATCTCAATAGTCGAGGAGGTAAATCCACCAGAGAAAACAAAGGTAATTGGCAAGCTCCGGGGCGCCCTGGAACTATTTAACCAAAAGTAAATAACACCTGAGGGCCTTAGCCCTAACTCACCAACTCAATCTAAAGAGGTACTATTATGTCCGAATTCGACGAAGAAATGGCAGCAATGAACGAGACTCTCCTTGACATCGACACCAGTGATTCTCAGGAACCCACTACTGTGGAGCCAGGCGAATACAAAATCAGGATCACGGGATTCCGTAAGGACTCCGATGGTAAGGTCATTCGTACTTCTGAGGCCGGCAACAAGTACTTCATTGTGACCTTTGATATTCCTGAGGAAGAGTTCTCCAAGGGCCTGAGTAAGATCTTCTCCGTTCCCACCCTCGACATGGAACCCAAACGAGTGAACATGATTAAGTGGGACCTGGAGTGTTTCAAAAGGGCGTTTGGCTTGGCCGAGATTAACTTCTCTAATATGGTCGGCAAGGAGGGTTACGCCATCCTGGGTGTATCTCACTCAGAGCAGTACGGTGATCAGAACGAAGTGAAGAAGTTCGTCACGGGGGCGTAATCCCTACGTTACATTTTGTAACATAGCAAACCCCAAGGAGGTGATACATGCGATCTAGATTCAAACATCGGCGATAGCCACCTTCAGCGGCACATTAGTATGTGTTACTAAACGTCCGAGATTCCTATCCTGTGTGCAGGAGGGAGTAGGGCAGGTGAGGGGCTTCGGCCCCTTGCCATTTTCTTATTTAATAGGAGGACTTATGCCCAAGCAAGTACTCTGTTATGAGTGTGGGAGAAAACTCTACCAAAACAAAATTCACATAAAACTGGTAAGGATTGACTATCCCAATCACATACACAAATTTCATAAGTTCTGTGGTGAACTTCTATTAAAGAATGAACCTTCATCATGGAGAAGATATCATGAGTAACGATTATCGCCCACGACTTTCCGTGGAGGTCCGTCAGGACCAGTTCAACAAACTCCAAGACATCCTCCCCCACGGCACCCAAAAACTTCTCTTCCAAGCTCTGCTTGATGGAGTCATCGAGCTCCACAACCGTGGAGGATTCAACGCAGTTGGAGCGATCATCTCAGGCCACGTGAATATAGTCCAACTAGCTAAGGCCGGAGAAGTCTACACCCAAGTCGCCATCCCTAAGGAGTAAGTATGGCTACCATAGAGTCACTCAATACTTCCATCACCCATATGACGAGGGCTGCTCTATTCGAACATCTAGGAAGGATTCGCACCCAGCGCCGGCTACGTCCTGCACCTCGCCAAAAGAGTACTCCTGCCAAGGTAGCCCGTGCCCCAAAGAAAGGTAACCTTAAACAACAGGATCTATTCCAATATGCTAATGGTCTCACTGAGGATGCCAAGGCCAAACTGGCAGCCGAACTTATCAAAGGACTGATGGGATGATGCCACTAACTAACTTGAGGGGAAGGACCTTCGGCTCATGGAAGATTGGGGAGAGAGTCCCCTCTAAGGGAGGTCACGTAATGTGGACTGTTACCTGCTCCTGTGGTAATGTAAGAGAAGTCCGAGGAGACAATCTCCTGGAAGGAAGGTCAACCAAGTGCAAACCCTGCGCATTAGCACAATTACATAAGAGGTACAAGTTATGACCCAAGATGTATCACAACTCCTTTATGTTCCAATAGAGGACATAGACATTGGAGATAGATTCAGGAAGGATTACGGAGACCTGGGGCAATTGATCTACTCGATCAAGAAAAACGGATTGATTACTCCAGTAGCTGTGGGCCTTACTGAATCCCTCAAAATCGACTGTAAGTCGGATAGGAAGTACACTCTCCTGGCCGGAGGACGTCGAATGGCAGCCATCCTAGACATGAAATGGTCTCATGTGCCAGCCAAGATCTATGACCAACCTCTGACTGAACTCGACTTCCGCTCTATTGAGTTGGCCGAAAACTTGGACCGCAAGGAGATGACCTATGTCGAAGAGATCGCCCTCAAAAGAAAGATTAACGATTTGCAGATCAGCATACATGGAGCCAAGCATTCTAAAACACCTGATGCGACATGGAGCCAAGCATTCTAAAACACCTGATGCGGCAGGATGGTCTCAAGCAGACACCGCTAGGTTGCTTAAGGAGAGCCCTGCGAATCTTACGCGGGATCTTAAGTTGGCGCAAGCCATAGAACAGTTCCCTCAGATTGGACTGGACAAATGTAAGTCCAAATCCGACGCCTTGAAACTCCTGAACTCCATCGGTAAGAAGTTGAATAACTCCATGCAAAGTGAGAAGTTCACTAAGGATATGGGTACTGGGGATAAGACCTTCAAGAAGCTCCACGACTCTTACATCCTGAGGGATTGCTTCGAGACCTTCGCCCAGATCCCCTCGAAGAGTATAGACTTTATCGAAATAGATCCACCCTATGCAATGGACCTTCACTCGAAGAAGTCAGAGGGTTCCATGCTAGGCTATAATGAGATCGAGATGTTGGCCTACCCTGAGTTCATCACTAAAGTCCTAACCGAATCCCATAGAATTCTGAGGGATGACGGCTGGATGATCTGCTGGTTTGCTATGGACCCCTGGTTCAACTTCATCTCCACCCTCCTGAAAGAGATTGGCTTCAAACTCAATTTATTACCGGGACTTTGGATCAAGCCTACTGGCCAAACGATGCAACCCGAAACTCAGTTCGCCAACTGTTATGAACCCTTCTTTTATTGTAGGAAGAATGGGAGTGCCAAACTCAACAAAATGGGCCGATCGAATATCTTCGAATTCAATCCGATGCCACCGGCTCAGAAGATCCATCCGACTCAACGTCCACTTCCTCTTATGGTGGAGGTGTTCTCCACATTTTGTGCCCCTGGAAAGAGTGCCTACATCCCCTTCCTCGGAAGTGGCACCAGTCTCCTAGCTGCCCACACGTGCAAAGTAGGAGCCTTTGGCAACGACTTGACTAAAGAATTCAAAGAAGGCTTCATAGTTCAACTTCAAGCCTATCTGGAGGGCTGTGTATGAGTCAGATATTGTTCTTCGACACCGAGACCACTAACTTGCCACAGTTCAAGAAACCCAACTCCGATCCCTCTCAACCTAAGATCCTCCAACTGGGAGCCATTCTCGCTGACGAGAGTGGAGACATAGTCTCCGAGTATAGCACCTTAGTGCAAATCGGCGATACTCCAATCAATCCTTACGCTCTCGCAGCACATGGCATATCAGCAAAGAAGGCCAACGAAGAGGGCATCAGCCCTCAGGAAATGTTTACGAAATTTCACTCACTCTCCATGGAGTGTGACGCTCTGGCCTGTCACAACTTCAACTTCGACATCAAGCTCATTCAGATCACCAGTGCTCAGATTACCTCTTGCTTTACCGACCCTGATACTTCCTCATTATTGATGTCCGACATAGAAGAATTACCTTACTATTGCACCATGGCCTCAACCATATCCTACTGCAACCTTCCCTTCCCTAGCGGTAGAAAGGGGAAGAAGTTTCCCAAGTTGGAAGAGTTGTATCAAATCCTCTTTGAGGAAGACTTCGAGGGTGCCCATGATGCTATGGCTGATGTGAGAGCAACGATGAGATGTTATTTTGAGCTAAAATCGAGAGGTGTGATGTGATGGCTAATATTGTAGATGAGT